ATGTATGGTATTCCACGTGATGTTTTAGAGGCTAATATAAAAGGAGGTTCTACATACGAAAATCAAGAGAAAGCAACTGGTAAACATATAAGTTACGCTTTGCAACCTAAAGGAGATGATTTGTTTGAATGGTTTACAAGTTTTACAGGTGTTGAAATGAAAATAAGTTGGAGACATTTACCATTTATGCAAGTTTTTGAACGTGATAGGGCTGAGGTAAACAAAATGAAAGCTGAAACATTAAAGATATTAATTGAATCAGGTATAGAACCAAAAGAGGCTTTATTAATGACTAATCTAAATAAAGATGAATAAATTAGATAAATTATTAAATCGTAAAGATTTGCCTAAAAAAGTAATTAAAGCATTAGAGAACAAAAAGAAAGTTTTATTAAACGATAAAGAAGTTAAAAAATGAAATACAAATCTATTCATTTCCCTGATGTAGAGTTTGAAACTAAAGAAGAACTTTTCAAAGAATTAAAAGATAATCTTTCAGTTATTCAGGACCAAAAAAAGGGTAAGATTTACGAATCATACAAAAAAGGGCAGTCTATAAATATGAAGCCTATTGATGTTTCTAAATTTGATATTGAACAACAAAAAGCATTAAAGTTAGATGATAATTATTACTATGTAGCTTTTAATTCTACACGTGTTTTAGATAGTCACGATGATGTTCATATTGATGGTTTATGGAAAAAGACAATACAAGAAAAGCAATTTAAAAATTATGTTGTAACAGATCACGAATTAGAAATATTAAATACAGTTGTAAGAAAGGAGTATGTTGAAATATTTACAGCTAAAGTACCATTTGCTGTATTAGGTAAATCTTATGAAGGTAACACAGAAATTTTAATTTATAAATTTCCAAAAGATAAAGTACAAATATCTATTGTAAAGGAATGGTTAGATAGTGGTGATGAGTTGCAAGGTTCAGTTAGAATGAAATATATCAAAATGGCTTTTTGTTTAGATTCAAATAATCCAGAAGATGAAGAGTTTAAAAAGAATTATGATAAGTATTATCAATACATAGCTAATAAAGATGAATTTGAATACATCCCTTATTACTTTGCTATATTAGAGGCGTCAAACGAAAAGGAATCTAGTTTCGTTTTATATGGTTCTAATCAAGTAACTGGACAAGTTCAAAGCACAAAGAAAACAGAAGCCGAGGTTATCACTTCTGAAATAAAAGAAGAGCCGACAAATGTCACTCAGAAACGTAAATTAAGTGTAATTTAAAAACAATTAAAAATGGTAATTAAGACAACCGCAGAATTAGAGGTTTTGACTACTGCTGAACTAGACCAATACAAAGCAGAGTTAAAAGCACACGAGGACACATTAGTAGCTAAACAAATTTCAGAAGCTACTGAAATCGTAAAAGCAGAAATGCAAAAAGAAATCGAAAAGGTAACAACAGCTAACAAGGAGTTATCAGAGCAAATTGAACAATTAAAAGAGAAATCAGAAATGAGCAAAGAAGTAGGTAAAACTTTGGTTGAAGAAATCAAAGAAAGCAAAGAGGCTTTAAAGTCTATTGCAAAAGGAGAAACTACTAAAGAAGTAGTAATCAAAGCAGATACTTTAAGAGCATCTATAGCAACTAATCCACATAATCTATTATTAGATGGCATTGGTCAATTAGCACGTAAAGCACGTTCTTTGTATGAGTTCTTTCCAAAAGTACAAGTAGGTAACGGTAACCATAACGGAACTATTGCGTATATTGATTGGGATGAGGCTACAACTGTAGAAGCTGCTGCAATGGTTGCTGAGGGTGCTGCTTTCCCTGAATCTACTGCTAAATTCAAAGGGTATACTTTACCACTTAGAAAAATTGGAGATACACTCCCTGTTTCTGAGGAGTTTTTAGAAGACGAAACTATGGCAGCTGCTGAATTAGATTTGTTTTTAAGCGCAAATGTTGAAAATAAAATTGATGAGCAATTAGTTAATGGAGATAATACAGGAGAAAACCTAAAAGGTATTTTTGCTAGTGTACCTGCTTTTACTGCTGCTGCATCAGGTATTACAGATGCTAACATTTACGATTTAGCTATCAAAGTAATGGAGTCAATTACCGCTACAGGTGGTGCTAAATATCGCCCTGACTTCGTAGCTATGAATATTTCAGATATTAATAAACTGAAATTGAAAAAAGACTCTCAGAACAACTATATTTTTGACAGACAAGACGAAAGATTATCTCAATTAAATATTATTGAAGATAACAACGTAACTGCAAATAGTTTAGTAGTTGGAGATTCTAGATTTGCTAGAGTTTATGAAATGGGTGGAGTAGTTTTATCTAAAGGTTCAGTTAATGCACAATTTACTGAAGATATGATGACAATTAAAGCACGTAAAAGATTAGCTTTCTTGATTAGAGAAGCTGATAAAACAGGATTTAAGAAAGTAACTTCAATCTCTGCTGCTTTAGTAACTTTAGCAACATAGTAGATGAAAAAAGTAGAATTTTTAGTTGATTTTTCTACAAAAAAGAAAGGCGAAGTTTGTACTTATGGTGCAGACTTAGCCTCTCAATTAGTTAGAATTGACAAAGTAGCTAAATACTACGAGGAGGTAAAAAAAGAAAGTAAACCAAAAAAAGATAAGTAATGTATATAATTGACCAAACATATTTCACTAGGGATTTAAGTATTCCTAACATAAACGAAATGCAAACTGAGGCTTTTGATAACCTTAATTCTTTTGTTGATGAATATGTACGTCAATTGTTGCGCGATGCTTTAGGTATTCAAATCTTTAATGAATTAGATAGTTATGTAATTGGTGGTGTCTTTGATGGAACAGGCGCACCACAATACATAATTGACTTAGTAAATGGAAAAGAGTATGTGAATAGTGGAACTACTTATAAATGGAGTGGGCTTATTAGTACGCAAGGCGTATTTAAAAAGTCTTTATTAGCAAACTACGTTTATTATCAATGGTTAAAAAATAATTTCTCTACTCAATCAGGAGTTGGAGAAGTAACCATAAACCCACAAAACGCAAACTTGGTTAATCCTACTCAAAAACTTGTTTCAGTTTGGAACACATTTTTATTAATGTATCAAAACATGAATACTTGTTATCCTAGTGTTTACTACAAAGGACACACACAGGTAATAGATTGGTTAGGAATAAACGCAAATACAGAAGTTAGTTTAATTCAATATTTGAACGATAACGATACTGATTTTAGCACAGCTACTTTAAGAGTTTACGAATATCAAAATCAATTAGGAATATAAGATGCAAAGTCCAGAGAAAATATTAACAGAATTATTTGACTTATTGCCTGATGCTATTTTTAGTAATGGTAGTACTGCAAAGATTGACTTTTCGTGGGGTTCGCAACAAGATTTAAACAAGTACATCAAAGTAAAAGGAAGTAAGCGAAAATACCCTTTAATTTGGTTGGTAAACACAAAATGGAACGAAAACAGATTAGGACAAACAATGAAAAGTAGAGTAAGATTGATTTTAGCGATAAATTCAACAAAACTTGAAAACATAAACCCTACTATTTGGGATTCAGATTTTGAAATAACTTTAAATCCAATTAAAGAAAATGTATTAACCGCACTAACTAAATCAGGGCGTACTAATTTAAATCAAACTACTATTGATATTGAAAGACTTCCGAACTATTCGGATGAAGGAACAAATAAAACGAAAACAATTGAAATATGGAACGCAATAGTAATTGATTGCGATGTAGAAATAAACCATAATTCAATATGTTTTAATAAAATTAATTTTTAAAAATCAATAAAATGAGTGTATTAATAAATCAAAAAGATTGTCTAGTATCTAGAAAAAACTTAGGTATTCCAGATTGTATTGTAGAAGTTGGAATTCCTAGAGGTTTTATCGTAGTACCAAAAGGGTGGAGTATTGACTTGTCAGCAGATACTTTTGATAAAGCGTATGTGGATGACCAAATACAACAAGGGTTGTTTGTTCCTGTAATGGGAGCGGTTGAATTCACTAATAATACGCCTGAGCCAACAACAGAGGAGGCACAAGGTGGTATTTTATCAGTAGTTCGTAATGGATTGCCACAATTCGCATTTAAGTTTTGGAAAGGTGGATGGAAGTTTGCAAGTGCTTTATATAGCTATAACTCACAACAAGCGTTTGACTTGTTATTAGCTTTTGAAAACGGTGCAATTGCAGGAGCAACTAACGGAACTACATTTAGTGGTTTTGACTTAGGAATGTTAAACTCAGGTACTTATATGTTTACAGATGGAAATGCACAATCTTCTGTAACTGTATCAATGCAGTTAATAAACCAAGACCAATACAACAGAGATGTTGCGATTTTAACGCCTGATGTTTTAGACTTTAATGTAACTAGTGATTTATTCCCTATTACCGACATTGTAATGACTGGTACTGCTGCAGCTGGTGGAGATGTTATTGTAGCTGCTTCATTTGATATGAATCAAGCTGTTACTTTAGGAGGTATAGCAACTTCTAACCTTAGATTAACTATTAACGGAGTAGTTGATACTATTGCTAGTGTTACTTACGATAGTGTTAATAAAACTTATGCAGTAGAGCCTACTACGCCTTTAGTAGCTGCTCAAAGTGTAGTTGTTCAATTGTATGACACAGTTAATACAGTTGATGTTGCAAAAATTGGTAATAAATATTACAAAGGTGCTACAGC